AACTCCCGTCTTGAGGATGTGTTCGCCTATCTAATCCGACGAACGGAACTTGGCAAAGGAAACTTTCGCGAGGCTCTTTCTGTTTCCGAGGCTAACGGAATCCCTAACACAATAAAGGCGGGCTTGCAGGTTCGCGGATACGCGCTCGACGAGCTGCGGGAGCTGGCGAACTCAAAGGGGATTGAGCTTTCTGTTCAGAACAATGAAATCCAAATGATTGCATTCTCTGCGGCCGTCCCAGGAATCCCCGTCACGAAGCTAAACCCGGGCAACGGACTCATCGGCACGCCCACCATTGACAACGAGGGGCTGCTTTCGGCGGAGATGAGACTTCGCCCCTTTGTTTTTCCGGGCTCGATTGTAGAGGTTCAGTCGGAGTTTGTGACGGGGCGGTTCAAAGTTATCCGCGCAACCTACACCGGTTCGGTGTGGGGAGACGATTTCAACATCGCCATCGAGGCGAAGGAGCTATAGCCATGGCGGCGACCCCCACTCTTGAGGCGCTAATCAACGACCTCATCGACCAGCGACTTCGCCAAATGCAAACGGCATACCCGGCCGAGGTTGTCAGCTACGACGCGACAACGGCGACGGCGACAGTCAAGCCTCTCTTCATCGAGGCGTGGAGAGGACCCAACGACGAGCGCATTCTAGAGACAATCGAGAACGAATCCGAGACGCACGTTGAAAACGTTCTTGTAGCTTTTCCTCGCTCGGGCAACTTTCGTATAGTGTTTCCTATCGCCGCCGGCGACACCGGACTCGTAGTTGTAACCAAGTATAGTCTCGACAGGTTCCGCGACCAAGGGGGACAACAGGACCCCGGCGACCTTCGCAAGTTCACGATGAGCGGGTCGGTATTCTTTCCGTGCAACCTCACTCCCGACGACTCCGCGCTTGACGCTAGTGCGGGGAATGGAGACACGGATATCTATGCTGGGGCGGGCGGAGCGAGCGACTACCTTGCCTTGAAGAAGGACGTCGACGACATCAAAACCATGCTGGACGATATCAAGAGCGAGTACAACGGACATAAGCATGGCTATGTGGGTGGCGGGACGGGTTCCGGCCCATTGAGTTCTACCGGTCCCTCGGACAACCCGGCAGGAACCCCGGCGACGAGCATTTCTACAAGCTACACCCCGACCTACTCAAAGAACGTGAAAGTGGAAAGCAACTAATGACTGACATCAAGCTACAGTACTCGGGACAAAACCCCGACATCGCCATCGAGGGGCGGCGTATCGTACTCGTTCGAGGGGATGAGCAAATAGCCCAGAAGCTACGGACACGCCTGAAGTTTTTTCTCGGCGAGCACTTCCTCGACACGACACTTGGGATACCTTACTACAGGGAAGTTTTCAAGAAGAACCCAAACCTAAACCTTTTGCGTTCGCTGTTTCGACAGGCCATCCTGACGACGCCTCAAGTCGTGTCGGTGGAGGAGCTGCTCCTCGAAATCAACAGCGCTACCCGAACTCTCGAAGTATCTTTCAAGGCACGAATAGACACGGGGGCCGAGATAGTCATCTCGCCCTTTGTCATAGAGCTATAGGAAACCAATGGCCGGACTAACAACCGCGGGCCTTGATATCAAGGACCTCCAAACAATCATCGACGCATTCGTTGCGGAACAACTTGCGAACATCGACCCAGAACTCTACGCCGAGGCGGACGACGTTCTAGGGCAACTAAACGCCATCTACGGCGCGGCCTTGTTTGACTTATGGCAGCTCTTCGAGCTTGTGTACCACTCCTCGTTTCCCTCGACAGCAACCGGAACCGCCCTCTCAAACCTCTCCGAAATCACCGGAACCATTCGCCGCGAAGCAACCCCGTCAACGGTTCTAGTTCATTTGGAGGGGACGGTTTCGACCGTTGTCCCCGCAGGAACCGAGGGGTATGTTGAGACGGACCCGACGTCGAGATACGTAACGACCGCCGACGCAACCATTGCTGAAGAGGGGGCAACTGATTTCGTCGAAGTCACGATGGAAGCCGTAACCCCCGGCACGCGAGCCGCGGCCTTTACGGCAGATGTTTCCCTCACCATAGCTTCGCCCGTTACGGGGCTTGACGCCATCACCATTCAAGCCGACCACGTCCCCGGGACGGATGAAGAAACCGATGCAGAGCTTCGAATCCGACGAGAGGACGAGCTTGCCAGGCCCGGCTCCGCCAGCGCAGAGGCTATCCGCGCCGACATTCTACAGGACACGGACGCGCAGTCGTGCGTTGTCTTCGAAAACTATACGGACCAAGTTGACGCAAACGGACTCCCCCCGAAAAGCATTGAGGTTCTAGTGTGGAAGGCTGGTGGCCTCGACGCCGCCGAGAAGCAAACCCTCGTTGATGAGATTTGGGAATCAAAGCCGGCCGGCACTGAAACATTCGGCACGGCCTTCGGTACCGTTCTTGACTCCGGCGGGAACTCTCAAACCGTCTTCTATTCCGAGGCCACGGAGATTAGAACCTACATTGAAGCGGAGGTTCGGCTAGAGGTAGAAACCGACGTCACCTTCGCCGACCTGAAAGAAGAGCTTGCGGCGTTTGGAGACACCCTTCGCCCAGGTGACGATGTTCTTCAGTCCGATATCATTCGCATCCTCAAGGCGAATAGCGGAGTGAGCGACGTAAACATTACGACCACCTCTCCACAGGCTGACGACGAAACACCCACTGTCGGAACAAGCCTTGTGATAACTGGACGACAGATAGCTACAATCGATACGGCCGACATAACCATCGTGAGCTACTAAATGGAAATCAAAAGCGACTATACCGCGGAGGGCCTGGACCGTCTTCTTTCTACTCTGAAGAGTGAAGGCGAAACGCGCACAAAACTAGAACACCTCATCGCGTCATACCTCGACGAGGCTCAGGTGTTAGAGGATGCGGCGTTCCCTCTTATCGACGAGCTGTCAATCTCCGGCGCTACCGGGGACCGTCTAAACCGTCTTGGAGAGCTGGCGAACGTGCCGAGGGATGGGCGGGGCGATGACGACTACCGCCAGCGCATTCGAGCGGAGATTGCTATTCTCACATCGCAGGGTAGGCCGTCCGACATCTTCAAAGTTTTTTGGCTGCTTATCGGTGCCGACCCAAATACGGATACCGAATATGACGAAGCCTACCCCAAGTCGCTTGTCATCCGTCAACGAAACCGTGCCATCAATGAGAACTCCACGCCCCCAATCTCCCCTGTTGAGTTTGAAGCAAAGGTATCGTCTTTATTGCAGCGCGCCGCGCCTGCCGGGACGCAAGTTCATGTTGTCTATTCTGGATATCGCTCAAGCGATGAAAACGTGTTTCGGTTTTCCGATACGGCGGACACAACTGAAGCGAGCGTATCACATGGCCTGGAAAATGGCTGGTTTTGTGAGGGCACCTAATGGCAATCCCAACCCCTGAATATCTCGTTGAATGGGCGTCTAATGATGATGCCGAAAACACAAAGCCTGGCGCAAGTCTTATCACGAGTGGGTGGCTGGACGGAGACGCGCCCGCGTCTTCACATTACAACTATGTTCTCGGCTCGGCGGCGAACTGGACAAACTTCCTCGCCTCTACCCTCACCGGACAGTTCGCGTGGGCGAACATCGATTTCACGGTCGGCGAGCCTCTTCCTTTCGGGGACGACTCGTCCCACCTTTCTTTTATCTATAGCCAAGTTGCCGGAAGATGGTACGCTCTCCGGAAAGACGCTTCTGTTTCCGGCCTCAACATCCATGAAAGTTTTGATGGAGACACGTGGACGGGGAGCCTCAACTTCAATCTTGGCGAAACCCCGTCCCACTCTCCGTACCGCAGGTTCTCCCTCCCTCAAGTGGGAAACGGCGTCCTTTCAATAGCCTACTCGAACGCCGGAGGTACGCAGGCGTTTACTCAAACATCCTCTGATTACACCATCGCAAACCTAGGGTCGAAAGTAACGGACCCTTTTGAGAACTTGGTCGAGCTTGCTGATATGGTTTTTGATGAAGACTCTCGCGAGTGGTTTGCCGTGGGCAATAATGGGACTACAGGCTATATCGAGCACGCCGCCGACCCGTCGTTAGACTCGGCCGTCGCGGGCGGCTGGGAACAACTGAACTCATATACGACAACCGATTTCACAGGGATTGCACGAAACCCATACAACGGCGCAATGATTGCGACGACGACAACAACGGCAACGAAGATAGCAAGTTCAAGCAAACTCGTCGACGGGTTTAGCACCGGGCCCACCCTTCCCGAGGCGGCCGAGCATGTTATGTGGTGCGAGGCGCTTCAATGTTTTATAGCGCACGGTGCGAGCACCGGCTCGATGTACCTACTCAATGAAAACGCAACCTCGGCATTCGATGTTGGTATTGACATGGGCGTTTACCTAGAGGGCCCCAACTTCCTTCTAAACGTCGACCCTGCGGACGAGTCGGCCGTCCTAGTGACGCGCTACGTTGCTGGCACAAACGATATTAGAACGATTGACCTCGGGTTTTTCAATATTGGCAAAGACTTTTCTTGGATTGGTGGCGGCTCCGTAGCCATTGGGGGGCAAGGAAAAATCATTTTCCCTTGGTTCCCAAACGAGGAAAAGGCCATTATGTACTACGGCGCGCAAAAGGAGCGGAGATAAATGGCTATAACCCCTCCATCTGAACTGAATCAAACCTTTGGCGACAACAACCGCCGCACGCTTTCCGAGGGCAAACAAAAGAAGGGATACA